TGCCCATCGACCACTACTGCAAGTTCCTCGACAACCTCATGGCGAACCCGTCCATGACCAGCCGCAACGAACTGTTCCTGTTCCTCGAAGCGGCTGATCTGCCGATCACTCCGGACGGACACTTCCTCGCATACAAGGCGGTGCGTGCCGACTTCCGGGACAAGCACTCCGGTCGCTTCGACAATGCGCCTGGTAAGGTCCACCTTATGCTGCGCCACGATGTCGATGACGACCGCAACAAGACGTGCAGCTACGGTTTCCATGCTGCCGCCTACGAGTACGCGCGGGGCTTCATGTCTGGCGACGACAAGATGGTCGCGGTCAAGATCAACCCCGCCCATGTGGTGTCGGTGCCTGCTGACTATGGCAACCAGAAGCTGCGTTGCACTTCCTATGAGGTGATGTTCGAGGTGCCCGACGCCGCCGACATCTTCAAGGACAAGCCGATCTACGACATGGACGCGGCACATGCGGCACAGGAAGAGGAAGACTATCTGTTCTGGCTGGGTCAGGACGGCGAAGACTAACGTACAGGTTGGGGAGGGCTTCGGCTCTCCCCTTCTCACCCCTTCCGGAGACAATGAGATGAGTGACGATGCGACTGATACACCTGCTGCTGGGCCTGTGGATAATCCTCCTGTTCTGAACCGCCTGACTAGGGCGCAGGTCTTCGCGCGCGATCCCGAGGAAACCACACAAGAGGACATCGACTTCATCGTGGCCGAGCTTCGCAAGATCAATGAGCGCAACCGCAAGGCCCGCCGCGATGACGCTGCCATTGCCGAGGGCGCAGCCAAGATCAAGAAGGCCAACGCCGTAGCCAAGAAGAAGAAGGCTGGCCCCCTGCCCGCCGACCTGCTGGACGCCAAGCTATGACCGACCGTGTGAGCGTGCCGAAAGGCTGGAAGTTGGCGGCGCCTGAATGGGGTTCGCCTCGCTCGCGCCGCAACGACGCTAAGGGTGGCGAGGTCTGCGGAGTGCTGATCTGGAATTACGAAACGGGCGAGGGGGAGGTGCTGCTTCAGCCGGGCTTCTATTCTGGCTGTGCCATCATCGGTGCTGACGCGCTTAAAGACTGGACCGGCCTGCTTGAGCGTGAATATGACGAAGGGTTTCCCCTTAACGGGCAGCGCCGGAAGCGGGGCAGAGGAGGTGACGCATGAAGTTGACCAATAAGTTGCGGCTGCCCGAGGCTATCGTGCGGGCGGTGCAGAATGATTCGTATACGAAAGGCGAGGCCGACATTTCGGTGACGGAATTGTTGGTGCCTCCGCAGATGAGGAAGCTCAAGCGCGAACATGACGATGAGCTTGAAGAGGATGTGAGCGACCGGATCTATTCGTTGCAGGGCCAGTCGATGCACCACATCATCGAGCGGGCTGCTGACGGTGATGCCTTCGTCATGGTGGAGGCCACGCTGTATGCGGAGTATCTGGGCTGGAAGGTGAAGGGCCAGGTCGATCACCTGCTGCTGGGGACCGGCGAGTTGCTGGACTTCAAGCTGACTTCGGTGGCTAAGGTGAAGGCCGGGCAGGTGCCCCGTGAGTGGGAGCAGCAGACCAACATCTACCGGCGTATGCTGGAGCGGGAGAAGGGCATGGTCATTCCGGCCATGTCAGTCATCGCGATCCTGCGCGACTGGTCGAAGGGCCGCAGCCACCAGACGCAGGACTATCCGCAGGCTCCGGTCCTCAACATGCCCATCCCGTTGTGGACACCGGAGCAAGCTGATGCCTTCATCGAGGAACGCATCCGCCTACATCAGGCAGCCGAGCCGCAGTCCTGTTCTGACCATGATGTGTGGGCGCGGCCTGCTAAGTGGGCGGTGATGAAGCGGGGTAACATCAAGGCCATCAAGCTGTTCGACAATCCCATCGAGGCGGATCAGCTTGCAAGTACGAGCGCGGCCCTGTATGTAGAACACCGGCCAGGTGAAGCCGTCCGCTGCCAAGACTGGTGTCAGGTGGCGCACCTGTGTCCGCAATGGCAAACAGATCCACGCAACAAACGCATCCCTTCTGTAGAGGAATCCCTCTTCAATGCCTAAGTTCGAAGCAACCACGTTGCCGCCGCGCATCCTGATATGTGGCGAGCCTGCCTCCGGTAAGACGGGGGCGCTGGCCCAGCTTGCCAACGCTGGCTATCGCCTGCTGATCCATGACTTCGACAGCAACAGCCGGGTCATCGGTTCCTACCTGAAGCCCGGCGCTGCCGACGTCTTCATCAACACCTACGCGGTGGCGAAGATCACCAACACCAACCTGTTCGCGGGCACCTCCGTTGCGCCGAAGCAGGCCGTCGATTCCATGCGCCTGTTCTGCAAGCTGTTGGAATTTTGGAAGACTTCGACCGAGGACTTGGGTCCGGTGCTGGGCCTGACACCGAAGGATGTCATCGTGATCGACAGCGGCACCTTCCTTGGTGAGATGCTGCTGCTGGCCGCGCACGAAGACCCCGAGACGAAGCGTGACCTGCGCTCCCTCTACAACGTGGCGGGCCGCTACTATGGTGCGATCCTCGATCACCTGACTGGACCCAAGGTCGGTGCCTCCGTCATCGTGCTGACGCACCTGATGCAGACCGGCGAGAAGGATGACCAAGGGAAGATCGTGGGCAAGGCCCGTGACATTCCGGTCGGCATCGGGGAGAAGTTCTCGAAGAAGATGCAGACCTACTTCTCTGACATCTGGCATCTCGAAGTGGGACGGGATGGCAAGCGTTCCTTCAAGACGGCGGCGACCGACAAGGCTTCGCTCCGTACCTCCGCACCCAACCTGATCAAGCCTGTCGAGGACTTCGACCTCGCTTCCCTGCTTGACCGCCTGACCGGGAGCAACTGACATGGGAACGCCTATTGGATACTCGACACGGGCTCTCAAAAACTTTGGCTTAAGCAAGACCACACGCCCCCGTATCTATATTTCTCAGGTGGTTGCGCCTAGCATGCGGGTTCAGCAGGTGAAGAAGCAGCTTGAGTCTGCGGGCTTCAAGATTGGGCCGGGCGTGGACCTGAAGGTCAAGGCCTGAAAGATTTCTGGAGATAGTGCTTGACGGGGACGCGCTCCAGATGTATGTACATCCCCGTCACCTCGTAGTGACAAACCCAAGTGGAGAAGACAAGTGGCTGACCTTTTCGATACCGTCATTGAGAACACCGCTTCCGAGCGCCCGGCTTTCCGGCAGGCCCCGGCGGGTGACTATCTGGTGACGGTGCAGTCCGTCAAGTTCGTCAAGGCGAACTCCGGTACGCAGGGCATCGAACTGACCTACACGATGGTCGAGCCCATGCATAACGAAGACATGACGGGTGTGGAACTGGCGAAGTGCCGCCTCCGTGATACGCAGTGGATTACTGAGAAGACTATCGGCTACGTGCAGGAGCGGCTTGCGCGTATCTCCCCCGACGTGGTGGGCGAAACCATCCGTGACACGGCGGACATCCTGCCGGGCAACGATGTGGTGGTGACGATCTCCCATGAGACTGCCAACCGGGATGGCACCGCGCTGAACACGCCGCGCCTGAAGGTGGACCGCTACTACTCGGTGGACTGGTATAACAACAACAAGAAGGCGGCCTGAGCATGCGCTAACAAGTAGGGTAGGGGAGGGGTGGACTTCGGTCTGCCCCTTTCCGCTGTCTAGGAGATGACGTTGTGATCCTCGAAGTCTTCCACACCGAATCAACTCCGTCGCATGAATTGCGGCAGCGCGTGACCGAGATCCTTGTGGCTGCGGGTGAACGGCCTGTTCTGACAGTCGAGGATTTCCAAGCGATCCTCACCTCGCGCGACAAGCTGCGGGCCGAGGTTGCTAGTCTGCGGCTTACGTTGGGCGGGCGCACCTTCGGTCCCTCCACTCCGGAGCCCATTGGTTGCCCGGCACCGGGCGCCTGCGCGCAAGTCGCTGAGATTGACAGGCTTCGCAGGGCGGTGAAGACGGCGGAAGATGCGCTGCGTGAGGCTGGATATCCGGCGGCAGCAGATGGTATGAAGGCAGTTCTTATGGGAGAAAAGATGTGATGTGGTATGAAGGACTGTTCGTACTGGTGAGTGTGGTGGTCATCTGCATGTTCGTGTTCGGCGTGTGGGATGACGACGATAACGATATGGGAGAAGGCCGGTGAGGTGGGGGCTGGTGGCCCTAGCCCTGCTGGCGGCGTTGCTGCCGGTTGCGGCGAAGGCTGCGGACCCGCTGCGGGAGATGGCGTGCCTATCGAAGGCGGTCTACTGGGAGGCGCGCAACCAACCCTTCAACGCGCAAGTAGGGGTGGCCCAGGTCGTACTGAACCGGGCAGAGGATGGTCGCTTCGGTAACACGTTGTGTGCCGTGGTCTACCAGCGGAATGTGCGGGGCTGCCAGTTTACGTGGGTCTGCACCAATGCGAACCGGCGCCCCCGTGATCAGGCTGCGTGGGAGGTCGCCAACTACGCAGCCTATCTGGCGGTCTTCGATCATCCTGATCTGGTGGACGGGGCGATCTTCTTCCACGACAAGAGCGTTCGGCGCTGGCCTCATCTGGAGCGGACTGTTAGGATAGGCGACCTCATCTTCTACAGGGAACGCTAACATGGGCAGGAACTACAGTCCTTCGGCTAGGCTGGAGATCGAGCGTGAGAAGTGGCGGCTAGAGAACGGTGTCGAAACCGCGCCCGTCTCTACATCAGCTACGGATCGTCGCCTGCCTCTCGTATTCGTGCCCTTCCAGATGGAGCTTCCCTTCGATGAAGATCGCACTGATAGTTGATTGGCCCTCCGTCGATGCCGCTGCCGGTGGCGTCATGTCGGAGTGGGAGTGGCAAGTCACCAGCGAACTGATGAAGCTGGCCGACTTCAAGCCTGACCTGATTACGTTCGCGCACCCCGCTTATGTGCAGAAGTGGGGCACCCTATTTGTGGGTGGCAAGGTCGGCGGTGAACTGCTGCCCTTCGCCAAGTCCTGTCGGGACAAGCTGGTCGAGAAGTTGCAGGGCTATGATGTGGTGCTGACGCTGGGCGCGCACGCCATGTTCTGCCTGACCGGCGAGTACAAGATCGACACCTTCCGTGGCACCCACGTTGATAGCCCACTGGTCCCCGGCCTTCAGGTGGTGCCGACCTATGCGCCTTACCTGTATGCGCGCATGGCTTGGAACGAGCGGCCCGTTGTGGTGTCGGCTATGCGGAAGGCGAAGCAGCGGTTCGTGGACAAGCCTCGCACCATCTACATGCCAGACAACATCGCTGACCT